TGGAAAACACACCTCAACGTGCTATTATATAAGGGTACATGATAGCACCCTGTTCGACCCTACCGGAACCAATAGCTTTAGGGTGAAATACTTAGACACGAAGATGAGAAAAGTGTCAAAAACAGCCTTCGACTACTATATGATCTACTTGAAAACTAAAAATTCTATATACCTAACCAAGGCACAAAGGAGCTTTTTAGATGGCTAAACAAGGACCACTCGGTACGGCAGAAAAATTTTACATCGAAAGCAAATGGACCGGAGATAATCTTGAAGAAATTTGTACATCTCTAGACAGAAGCAAGTCTGCCGTTAAAAAGCACGTAGCTCAAAGCAAAATAGACAAACCCGAAGCCTTCGGGGCTAAAAACCTAATGGCTAGAAGAGATGGTATAGCCATGATGACAGAGGACGCTTCTAGCTTATCTGACCTGAGTAGAAACTCTCGTGAAGCTCCAAGACCTCAATGTGTATTTAAGATAACCGGAGATGGATAATGTCCGAATGGATAAAACACTACAGAACAAATAAGCGTGTAGTGTGGATAAAATGTAAGTGTAGCGACCAGTCGGAACATTTCTTTCATAATATGAAGGATTGGGTTTCGCTAGTCTCTGACACTTGCAAGCAATCAACCTACTTAACTGAGTTAGCCATTCAGTTTAGGTCACATGAAGAAAAACTTGATATAACAGATTGTGATAGCGTGTATTTAATCACATCGGCAATGTGTGCGATGGGTGGAGGTAGTAAAAATTACCTCACATTTGGAAAAGTGAATGGAAACTCTGTCAAAAAGCAGATGTGGATTATTCCAGAACTAATAGTTGAAAAAGAATATGACGACACCATTGACAATTGTTTTGAAGAGGCTATAATTGATGTTAGAAAAAAGAAAAAGAACGGAGAAGAGTAGATACAAGCACCAAACTACTGGTGATCATTGCACCTGTGCTGCCTATGTTGCCGAGGCGATGTGTCTCAGAAATGCAGAAAACAAAAACAAGGGGTCTCTACCATATAAATTCTGGAACAAGAAACCTTGGAATTGGACCTTCAAAAGGCAGCTTATGGCAGCGAATAAGATTCTGAAAGATTGCCCAGAGGAAGTCTTAGTTAAAGCTATTGGGTCACCAGAATTCAAAAGAATATTTTCTTTGAATAGCCCAAGAGCTAAGAGTATCATAAAAAAATACAAGATTCAACATGTAGCAGACCAAGAAACCAGGAGTGAAAAGGTAAATAAAAGCCTAGACATAAAAAAAGAAGCAACCACTAGAAAAAAATCCTACGGTAAGAAATCAAAATTTGACAAACTAAGGAGTATAGAGCGTGGCCAAGAAGAAATCGAATAAGTTTAAAGATGACGCCGTCAGCAATCAGATCATATCAAAGTACGGCGGTATCATACAGGGTGGAGAAGAAGTACTTGAAAAACTAGAAACGTTTAACACGCTAAGTATATCGCCCTCTTTAGATATTGCCCTGGGAGGTGGCATACGGGAGGGAAATTGCGTCATAGTAGGCGGTGAACCTAAGACTGGTAAAACAACAACAACTCTGCACTTTGCTTCAAAGTGTCAAGCCTTGGGTAAAAACATCATCTACTTTAATACCGAAGGTAGAATGACAAAAGAGAACTTTACGGGAATCAAGGGTTTTGACCCCAAGAAGGTTAAAATTGTTCAGGCTACTGATGAACAGCCATTAGTGTCGGCAGAAATGTACCTCAACGCACTAGAGACCTACGTAAAGAACACACCAGACCTAGTGGCGATTGTAGACTCCGTATCGAGTATGGTCCCACAGGAGGAACTAGAGGGGGAGATCAGAACAGGAGTTAGAAACAGCCTACCAAGATTGATGTCTATGTTTCTCAAAAGAATCTCTGGTGACGTATCGAGAACGAAAGCCATCTTGATCTTTATACTACATAATATATCGAATACCGGAGGTAGTCGGTGGGCACCTGCCAAGATGGAAGATTCTGGAAACATGGTACAGTATCAAGCTGGTACAAAAATGATAATCACACATAGAGGCAAATGGTTACAGTCTGGAGACGATTCTGGTCCGCATGTCGGTCAGATTGCCAATTGGAGGATTTTGACATCTGCTGCTGGTGGCACACCGAACTCAACCGCAGAGGGTTGGATTAGATACGGAATCGGGGTTGATGAAGCCCAAGAAATAGCTCAGCTAGCAAATGAATTTAGCATGGTAAAGAGGGCAGGAGCTTGGTATGAAATATCAGTAGCTATTGACAACAGGACAGACCCTGTGATAAAGAAGTTGTTAAAAGCTAACGATGTTGACTTTAACGACCTAGAGGCCGTTACTAAGTTTTTCAAGTTTCAAGGCATCCAAAAACTAACAGACTTTTTAATCGAGAATGAATCAGTAACAAAGTTTATTCACGACCAGATAAAAGAAATCATATGAAAGTTGTCGGGATGAACGGTAGAGAGTACCGGATCGATCTGAAAAAATACATCGTTAGAGGTGATGACACAAAGAAAAGGTCAAGTTATCACCTAAGAGCACGCGATATACTACGTGAGACATTTAAAGGGTATAGCGTTCTAGAAGAGGTGAAACTGCCTGGGTCTAGGAATCCTAGCAAAAAATCCGCTTTATTCCTTGACTTTCTGATTCCAAGTGTTATGATAGGGGTTGAAGTCCACGGCAAGCAGCATTATGAGTTCTGTTCCTTTTTTCATAAGACTAAGGCTGGGTTTTACGGCCACAAGAGAAGAGACGCTATTAAAAAAGAGTGGTGTGAAATAAACGAAGTTACACTTGTAGAGTTCAGTTATCTAGATTCAGATGAAGAATGGAGAGATCAAATTGACTGCGCAAGAGAGGCTTGAAAACTTTTTAGAAGGCATTGATAGATACATCGAGGCAAAAAATCTCGGCCCGCCAGAGTTTAAAGATGAATTCAGACTACCAGAGGATATGTCTCTCTCGGATTTAGACAAGCTAACGCGAGACGACTGCTTTAACTATGCTTACCAACTATATCAATACGCAGACCACATAAATCAAGAAAAAAGCAAACAGGAGACCGTAATAAACTGGTGTAAGTCGTCCATAATGACTATAATATCCCAGGAGTCTGAAAACTTTTCACAGTACACAAAGCATGAAATGAAAGAGGCTACTGTCATCCGAGAAAATATGGTAGCGAAAAAAATACACGAGTGGAACAGTGTGGCAGAGGCGAGGGTTGCTTCGCTGAAGAACAAAGAACAAATAGTTAGAAGAAAAGCCGACTGTCTAATAGAGAAAGGAAAAAGGAAATGATAGATTCAGCAAACGATGAGATAATTAAAAGTATTCTAGCGGGCCTAACAGAAGAACAAAAGCAAAAGCTTATAGACCAAGTGGTTGGTGTTCCAGAGGACAAACCTTCAGGAGAGCGAAATGAACAAAGCCCGAAACAAAGTGGTAGAGTTAATGAAGACTTTACAGTCAATAGAGACCTAACACAGAAAGTGAGAGAACCAGTGAGAGCAAAGAAAAACAAGTGGACCGACGAGGGAGAAGCCCATAAGGACATTGAAACGCCAATGTTCGAAAAGACTCCACGAGCAAGAAAACCTCACAAGATGCAAGAGGTTGAGTGCCACGCCTGTGGAAAGTCTTTCAAGATCGACCCCTCAAACACTTATGGGGAATACCATAGATGCAACCGCTGCGGAGGCGGAAGGTAAAAAGATGAGTTCAAAATTGATGGACGTTGGCGCAGAAAGAGCTGTGCTCGCTGGGCTATTTTCGTATGGAATAGAATCATACGTTGAAGTATGCGACCTTATTGACCATAAAACATTTGGACATCAAAACAATCAAGTATTGTATAAATGTCTAGAGAAGGTACTTCAGGATGAGGTGCTTGTTGACATACCGGCAATACTAGCCGCAGCAAGCCAACTCGGCCTTTCGGATGCTATCAACACCAAGCAGGAGCTAGAGTATATAAAATCCTTGATGGAGTTTCCCGTCAAGAAAAACAACGTTGTACATTTCGCCAGCCAGATTAAAAAATTCGAGTTTGCTCGTAAGATCAAATCACTAGCAGCAAAGATCGGTAGGGATGTCGATGAAATAAACGGTGACGAAAATATAGACGAAATTATCGGGTTGATCGAAAACCCCATAATGGAATTCCTACGAGAAGACGAAACCAACAGCAAACCAGAGAAACTTGGCGATGGCATCGAAGAGTATCTGGATTTTCTAATTAACAATGAATGTGATCAAATTGGAGTAGCCACGGGCTTCCCGAGGTTTGACGCAGTAATAGGAGGAGGTTTGCGTAGGAAGTGTGTAGACCTTGTATCGGCTAGACCTGGGGTTGGTAAATCTGTTTTTGCAGACAATGTAGCCCTTAACGTAGCCTCACGTGGTATTCCCGTCTTAATGTTAGATACGGAAATGTCCAAAGAGGATCATTTAAATAGAATCATTGCTAACCTAACTAATATACCTATCAATGATATATCAACAGGCAAAGCTCTACAGGATGAAGAGAAGTTTATCAAGATCAAGGCTGCTACAGAGCAAATAAAAGAGATGCCATATACGTATGTCACCGTATCAGGAGCGCCGTTTGAGACAATAATAAACACCATAAAGCGGTGGATTATGCAAGAGGTTGGAACAGATGAGAACGGACAAACTAATGAGTGTCTAGTGATTTATGACTACTTGAAGCTAATGTCATCTTCAGCTATAAGCAATAATATACAAGAATACCAGGCTCTTGGTTTCCAGATCACCTCACTACATAATCTTGCTGTAAAGTATGATTTCCCCTGCTTGTCGTTTGTTCAGTTGAACCGTGATGGCATAACTAAAGAGTCTACGGATGCTGTATCTGGGTCTGACAGATTAATTTGGCTTTGTACCTCTTTCAGTATCTTTAAGTTAAAGTCCGTGGAAGAATTAGCCGAAGATGGTCCAAGAACCGGAAATAGGAAGTTGGTGACACTAAAAGCTCGACATGGAGCCGGATTAATGGACGGCAACTATATAAACATGAAAATGTATGGAGAGCATAGCAAGCTGGAAGAATTGAGGACTAGAGATGAGTTCATTATACACAGGGAAACCCAAGGGGCAATTGAAGGTTCGGAGTTACCATTCGATGAAGACGAAGAAGCATGACCTTGTCAAAATTAGATCTCTGGTCTATGACAACCTAGAGAAACTCCTAGAAAGCTTTAATATAGAGTACGAGTCATTTGAAGATGTTATTTTTTGTAAGTGCCCAATTCACGAGGGCAGCGACAACCCAAAAGGCGTGTCCTTCTCAAAGGAGAGGCGTCAGTGGAAGTGTTGGACTAGAGGTTGCCATGAAGAAAATTGGGATATATACGGTTTTGTAAAGGCTGTTCTTTCTACGAGGAGTGGAGAAGACAAAGAGTTTAAAGATGCCCTAAGATATATTCTTGATCTTTATTCGATTGGAGATAAGTACAAGACGGAAAAAATTGACCAGCCTGTCGAGGATGACTTTTCAAGGGTTGTCAAGGTATTTAAAAGGAACGAGCAGTTACAAAATGTAGGGACTTGTAGACAAGTGTCGACAATTGGTAACTCCCCATACTTTGAATCAAGAGGCTTCCATCGAAACACACTTAAATATTTTGAAGTAGAAGACTGTGAAGATAAAAATTCTACAATGTTCAACAGGGCCGTTATACCGATCTACTCGGATAAAGATATCCTTGCGGGATATATTGGAAGGGCCGTCAAATCTTACATTCAGCCAAAGTTTATATTCACAAAGACATTCAAAAAAACAGACTACCTATATAACTACTACAGGGCTATAGAACATGCCCAGAAGGTTTCTTGTTTATTTGTATTAGAGGGGCAGGGTGACGTTTGGAGGATGCACGAGGCTGGAGTAAAAAATTGCGTAAGCATATTCGGAAAGGATATTTCTGAGGTGCAGAAGAATAAGATAATGACAAGTGGCGTTACCAGATTAGTAATACTGACAGATAACGATCAGGCAGGGCGAGAGTCTAAGATTAAAATTCAACGTATGTTCAACAGGATGTTCACCTTAAGGTTCCCAGCGTTATCTAGAAATGACGTTGGAGACATGACCGTAAATCAAATACAAAAAACTATTCTAACTAATTTGAGAGGACTCTATTGATGACAAGGATTATTGGTATCTCTGGGAAAAAGCAGTCGGGTAAAAGCACGTCTGCCAATTGGTTTCACGGACTCGTATTAAAAGACCAAGGTTTGGTGGAAGACTTTAATGTTGACGCCAACGGTAAGCTAGCGATTGAAACGTTTAATCAAGCCCGTGAAAAGGGATGGGGAGTGTTCGACGTTGACAGAAAAGATGAAGCTTTTGTGGAGTACGCAGAAGAGGAAATGTGGCCTCATGTAAAGATGTACAGCTTTGCCGACACGTTAAAGAATTTGGCCGTCCATCTATTTGGTCTACGTCCAGAACAGGTTTATGGCTCAGAGGAAGATAAAAACTCGCTGACAGAATTTGGATGGGAAGACATGCCAGGGATTACTACCAATCCACATCTGCTACAAATGGGTGCTGTTGATATGGGTTGTAAGACATTCGGTGTAACATATCACGCCGCAGGCCCAATGACCGCCAGAGAGTTTATGCAACACTTTGGTACAGATGTCATGCGTAAGATGTATTCAAACAT